TACATCCACGCCAAGTTCGGCAAGAGCCTGTCCGGGCAGCCGGTCTGGAAGTCGTTCGACTCGGATTTCCACATCGCCAAGGGCGCGCTGCGACCCATACTGAACGGGGTCCGGCCGGTGCTCATCGGCATGGACTTCGGGTTGAACCCCAGCGCGGTCATCGGGCAGCTTGACATGCAGGGCCGACTGCTGGTCATGGGCGAGGCCACCTCAGACGGCATGGGCGTGCTGCGGTTTATCCGCACCATACTGAAACCACTACTGGCACAGAACTTTCCCGGGGCGCCCATCCTCGTTATCGGCGACCCCGCCGGGCGCTCGCGGGTACAAACCGACGAGAAAACGGTGTACGACATCCTGAAAACGGAGGGGTTTACGGCCATCCCGGCCTCCACCAACTCCCTGGTTGCCCGCATCGGCGCCGTGGACCAGTTTCTCAACCGGCAGGTGGACGGCGGCGCGGGGTTTCTCGTGGACAACAAGTGCCTACACATCATCGGGGGCTTACGCGGCAAGTACCGGTACAAAGCCAAGAAGTCTGGCGAGATGGACGACGAGCCGGAGAAAAACATGGCCTCGCATATCTGCTTCGTGGCCGGGACGCGCATCGCTACCCGCGACGGGGCGACGGACGTAGACCTTTTGCGTGTGGGGGACTTGGTGGAGACTCCCCTCGGCCCGCGACGGGTTATCGCCGCACACAGCCGTGTTGCGCCCGTGGTGCGTGCGGAGTTGTCCAACGGACTGGTACTTGAGGGTACGCCCGACCATCCCGTGCTCACACAACGCGGGTGGGTTTCCCTTGACGCGCTCCAGTATTCTGATATACTTGAGAGCATCTACACAAGGGAAACTCCATGGCTGCAAAACATCCGGTTCAGGTATTCAACGGCGTTAGGTTTTATCGCAAAGGTAGGGGGTACTATAAAGCGGGCTATGAAGAATCGGGCCGCCGGACCATCTACATGCACCGGTATGTGTGGGAGTTCCACAATGGCCCCATTCTCGCCAAACACCACGTGCACCACACCAACGGAAATACCAGCGATAACCGGCTTGAAAACCTCGTGCTTATGCTTGGCACCGAACATAGCAGGCAGCACGCCCTCGAACGCATCGCGGACGGCACGTTTGGTACGCCCGGGCACCTCAGTATCGCTCGCGCAGCGGCTGCACAGTGGCATGGTAGCCCTGCGGGGTTGGATTGGCACAAGCAGCACGGCAAAGATACATGGGCGGACAGAGAGAAACAACAATGCCCCTGTACACAGTGCGGCAAGCCGTACGACGGGTTTATCGGGGCACGCAAACGGGGTTTTTGCTCCCCCAGTTGCCAGAACATGGCCCGAGTCGCCAGCGGAGTTGACGACGAAACGCGCACGTGCGTGGTTTGCGGTACAGAGTTCCAAGCGAACAAATACCGGAAGGTCAAAACCTGCTCTAAGATGTGTGCGAATGCTGCCATTAGCGCAGCCCGCCTTCGTCTACGCGATAGCCGTTGAGGGCGCGGGAGCGTACTATGCCAACGGGGTGCTTGTAAGTAACTGCGACGCACTCCAGTATCTAGCGCTTCACGCGGATGGCCAGCAGAATGGTGGACGGATGGGAAACACGGTGATGGAGGTCGAACGGGTCAATATTGGCGCATGGACGTAGTGACATGTGGTTGCGCTGGTAGTAGAATGGCGCGTAATTACACTGGAGTAGCACATGCTTGTCCCTTCCGCAACCACTGCACGTGATGTCACCCCGGGTACTCCCTGTGCCAACGGCGTAGCCCGGGCACTCTGGATCGGGGGCGCCGGTACGGTCACCATCCAGTGCAACCGCACTGACCCGACTACCGTGACATTTACCGTCGGGGCCAACACGCTGCTTCCGGTGGAATGCTACAGCGTCACTGCTGCGACTGCCACACTGATCGTCGCGCTCTACTGAGCCGCCCACCATGGCCGGTCTTGTCAATTTCACATCCAACGGGACGCTGGACGCGCAAGACGCTGAACGCGCGGCGCAGGCCGCAGCGCAGGCCCGCCAAGATACCCCGTACATTCTGTCCCTCGCCGCCCACGTACGCAAGTGCTGGGAGCAGGCCCGGGACGCCAAACTTCCCATCGAGCGCGGCATGCTCAAAGCCCTGCGCCAGCGCAAGGGTGAGTACGAGCCCGAGAAGCTGAACCAAATCAAGGAAGCCGGTGGCTCCGAGATTTACATGATGATCACAGAGACCAAGTGCCGCGGCGCCGAGTCATGGCTGCGGGACATCTTGCTGGACGAGGGCATGGTGCCCTTTGCCATCAAACCCACACCGGACCCAGAGATGCCGCCGGACTTCGTCCAGACCGTCACGGCCGCCATCGCCCAGAAAATCATCGGGGTTATCCAGAGCGGAATGCCCATCGACCAGATGGTCATGAAGCAGATGGAGGAGCAGGCCAAGGATGACGCGCGCCAGAACGTGATAAAAGACGCCACGGACCGGGCCGAGCGCCACCAGCGGTTCATCACCGACCAGTTCATCGAAGGTGGCATGGTTGATGCTTTCGACGCGTTCCTGTCCGACCTGACCACATACCCACTTGCTATTCTCAAGGGTCCGACTGTTCGCCGCGTGCGCACATTGGATTGGACTCGGCAACCCAATGGGTCGTTTTCCCCAGAGGTGACTGAGAAGTTGGCGCCTACATACTCGCGCGTTGACCCCTTCCGCTTCTATGTCGAGCCGGGCATCACACGCCTGACCGACGGGTACACCATCGAGCACCACAAGCTGTCCGACGCCGACATCTCCGACCTGATCGGGGTGCCCGGCTACGACGAAGACGCCCTGCGCGCGGTGCTCGACGAGGGCAACAACTCCGAGTGGCTGTGGTCCGCTGAGTACACCAAGAGCGACTTGGAAAACAAGTACAACATCTGGCGTTCCGAGTCGGGCAAGTACGACGCGCTGGAGTTCTGGGGCCGTGTGAGCGGCAAACTGCTGCGCGAGTGGGGTTTGGACACCGACGAGGTGCCCGACACCGCCAAGATGTACGACGCAAACGTGTGGCTGGTAGGCCGCTGGGTCATCAAGGCCACGCTGAACTACGACCCGCTGGGCGACAAACCCTATCGGTGCACCAGTTTCGTGAAGCGCCCCGGCTCGTTCTGGGGTTCCGGCATTCCCGAACTGATCGAAGACGTGCAGGCTATGTGCAACGCGTCCGCGCGCGCACTGGCCAACAACATGGGCATCGCCTCCGGCCCACAGGTGGAAGTCACGACCGACCGGCTGCCGCAGGGCGCCAAGGTCAGCGGCATGTACCCGTGGAAAATCTGGCAGACACTCAGCGACCCCATGGGTTCTGGGCAGCCCGCCATCCGGTTCAACCAGCCCGACGACCGCAGCGCGCCGCTCATGTCTGTGTACCAGAACTTTGCCCGCATGGCAGACGAGCAGTCAGGCGTTCCTGCGTACGTGTACGGCGATGGCCAAGTGGGTGGCGCAGGCCGCACCGCTTCGGGCTTGTCCATGCTCATGGGCTCCGCCGGTAAGGGTATTCGCCAAGTCGTGATGCACACCGACTTTGAGGTTATCGGCCCCACCGTCACTGCTCAGTACAACTGGAACATGCAGTACGTGGACCGCGAGGACATCAAGGGCGACTGCGAGATTATTCCTCGTGGCGCTGTCACGCTGGCCAACCGCGACCAACTCAACGTGCGCCGTGTCGAGTTCCTGCAGGCGACGGCCAACCCAATCGACGCCGAGATCGTTGGAATCCCGGGCCGCGCGGCCATCCTGCGCGAAGTGGCCAAGGGTCTGGCGATGCCGGTGGACGACATCGTCCCATCCGACGAGCAACTCGACATCCAAGTCGAACTCAAAAAGCAGCAGGAGATGATGGCCGCGCAAGCTGGCCAAGTTCCCCAAGAGGTCGTGGTGCGCCAAGAGGGAGTGCGAAGTAGCCCCACCGCGCCGGACGGCAACCGCATGGGCGGTAAAGAGTCCAACGTCGTGAGCAACCGGCAGACCGGCGGAGGTGGAGCATGATCCGCCCATGCTTCTGTGTCGGGTACAAGACCGACATCATGCGCGGCGTGCACCACGAGGACGACCGATACATGCTCGCGCTGTACACGGAGTCCGCGGACCTGACTTGCTACGTGCAGACGTACACGCCCAAGGGCGAGGTCACTGGCCCCGGGTACAAAGCGGGCGGCACACTGATCAAGGGCTTTGAGGTGGTCGAAGACGGCGAGGCCGCAGTGCTCACGTTCGACGACGTGCGCTGGGACCGCGCCACGGTAAAAGACGTGGTGGCCGGGCTGGTGTACAACGCGTCCAAGGGCAACCGCGCCGTGGGCGTTGTGGCGCTGGCGCAAAAAACTTCGTCCACGAACGGCCCGTTCGAGGTAATCTTCCCCGAGGCCACTGCGGCCGACGGCGTATTTGTGATCGAGTAGGAGCGCCCCCATGGCCCTACAATATTCCGCAACGATTTACCTAGCCCGGCTTGACCAGATCGAAGTGTCAACCGGCACGTCGGCAAAACTCAACATCTACTCGGGCGACTTGTCGGTCAACGGCACGATCACCTCCGGCCAGACCGTATCTGTGACCAGCTTCACTGTCACTGCAGCGAATACATAACCATGAGCGACAATACAACACTCAACCCAGGCGCTGGTGGCGACGTCGTTGCCGCCGACGACGTTGGCGGTATCAAATACCAGCGCGTCAAACTCACCCTGGGCGCCGATGGCGTCAATGATGGTGATCTAAGCTTGGCAAACCCTATGCCCGTTTTGGACAGTGCGGCTGCATTGAGGGTGGACCCGCTCGCCGCTTACGCGCTCAATGACGTAGAAGACGCCAGCCCTATGTATCTTGGCAAGGCCAAAGCCTCAGGCACTTGGCTTGTGCAGCGCTACAGCACGGCTGGTGAGATGCGGTACGCCAATATATCAAACAACTCAGGTACTGCCAGTTACGCTACCGCATGGACGAATCGTGCCGCGCTAATTTACGGCACTATCCAAACACTTACAGGGCTATAACATGGCAGCCCAAATCATCATCATCACCATTGACGCACTCGCACTGACCGCAGAAAGGGGGGTGTGATATGGCAATCACTCTAAGCGGCTCAACCATCACTATTGACAGCGGCGTTGCCTCTGGCACGGCCACAGGCGGTTCTGCGAACACGCTGACTGGTTCTGGTTTTGGCGCGTGGGCTGGCCGCATCGTCTGGATTACCGGCGGCACCGGGGCAGGGCAGTCGCGCTTCATTCGTACCGCTACGTCTACGACACTGACCGTCGAACCAAACTGGGACATCACCCCAAACGCCACTAGCGTGTTTTCGATTGGGTACACATGGGCCGATGTGGATGCAGCTCTGGCCGGAGTCACAGTTTCAAGCGCGAATTTTTATTTAGTGCCATACAACCTAACACTATCTGCGGCAGGATTTATAGGGTCTATAAACGAACACGTTCGATTCACTGTCAGCTTATTTATTCTGACCACTGCTGCTGGTTCATTGTGGCAGCAGGGCCGCCTGTTTGCCAGTGGTATTGGGGCGCAGGGTGGTTCGGTGGAAATTGCCTATGCACTATCCAGCGGAACATTCAACGACATGGGGTTGGCTGGCCGTGTTCGATGGTATCGCGTTAACGTTGCGGCACTTCCGGGCAATGGTAACTACCGCTTCAACGACTTGGTGACATCTGAAGGGCTCGATTTACGAGACAGCTACTTTAACAACGTCTATGTTGTGGCACGAGGGGCTGATCGAATTGAGCGTTGCGCGTTCAACACGAAACCGTTTTGGGTAAAGAGCGCCGCCTCGCCCACGCTTGCAAACCTGTCATTTATTGAAAACTCTTTCATTATCTCTGGCGACAACGGGGCTGGTGCCGACTCGCATTATTTCGGGCTGGAATTTCAGGGTATTCCGCAAGACGCTACATTTAGCCGACCCTACTGGGTCTGGACCTCCACCACAAAAGAGGGGGCGTATTTTTGGAATACCGCTGCACCGGCATTTGCATCGACATATGCAGCGTCGTATTGGTATCCCGGAACGCCAGCCGGAGCAGGCTTTTACACTGGGCGCACTGTTAATGTGCAGACTCGCCGCGCAGATAACAGCGCAGCAGCATCGACGGTGGTTGGCTTATGGAACGCCGCAGGCAACGCTGCGTGGTTTGTAGGAGTCAGTGCAACAGACGGCACGCCCACAAATAGTCTCACGGTCACAACAAACGCGAGTGGCAACTACGTGAACCCGCACCCTGCGGTTGCAGGGCAGTCCGGCCTAGTGGTCGCGGAGAGGGTCAAGCAAGCAGGAGCCACGCAATACGGACCATGGACAGTTCGTGCGCGGCTTTATGGGTTTATGGAGGCTGGCGGCGCGCGCAACTACACGAACAACTCAACCGAGACGATGTTCATGCTGGCGGACACCGCCATTACGCAAACAAACGCCGCAACGGTTTCCGGATACACCACGCTCGAAACCAGCGCGAAGTTGTACGATTACTATCAGTATTTCCTGAGCCTAGCAGCGAACATCAAAACCGACAATTCGCTCACCCGCGCCGGCACCCTGATAAACGCTGGCAGCTACAACATCACCATCGACGCTACGGCTGCAAGCGTGTTCTCGCTGGCAGGCAACACCGTCACCATCAAGGCCAGCACCTACACCGGGGAC